TATCAGTGACAGACGAAAAGGCGGCGGATGTTTTGTCCGCCCTGAGAGACAAACATCGCGCCATTATGGAGACCGGATCCGAGCTGGCTCAGGTGCATGGCCAGATTGTGGAAGCCCTGAACTGGGCGCTGGAGGTACTTAGACATGGGAACGATTCGGTTTGATATACCATACCCGCCCACGAAGAAGGGCAAGTCGGCCTTCTGCCGCCGGTTTGGGCTGAACGCCTACTACTCCGGCAAGCACTGGGCGCAGCGGAAGAAGGACGCTGACGAGCTCCACGCGCTGACTCTGGCCGCGCTGAAACAGGCCCGAGTGCGGCGCGGGATGGTACGGGGGCCGGTCTCCATCACTTTTGCATGGGACGACGGGCTGGACATTGACAACCACGCAGCCATCGCCAAAGCCGTGGTGGACGCGCTCAAGGGATACCTGCTGCCGGACGACGATCACCGCTGGTACAGGCAGGTCATACATAGGCTTTGGGACGGGGGATGTATCCGGGTGGAGGTGGAGGAGCTTTGATCACCAGAGACCCCTACGGCATCAGCGGAGCGGTGGCCCCCTGGCGCAGTCTGGACGCAATTGAGCCGATCGTGGAGCGCAATATCACGGAGCGGGACGCGGAAGAGGCGGCAATCTGTGGACAGTGCCCGCTGCCGGACTGCAACCCGAAAAGAGTTGGCTGCCTCCTGCATACCAGGGCGAAAAAGCCAAAACCGTCCCGCGATTTGCTGGAGCGCATGGCGCTGGACGGGTATGGGCCGGAGGAGATAGCACAGGCCACCGGATACAGCATATCAACCACCGCGATGTACATGAAAGATTTTTTTAAGGCTGGGCCATGTGAACGATGCTCATCCAAGAGCATTTGTGATGCGGCTGGCGGAACGTGTAGCCGCAAAGAGCGATGGAAAGCAGTCAAGGAGGTGCCAAACGGTGGACGATAAGACGCGCGCCCTGCTGGGTGATCACGAGGCGGCTAAGCTATGAGGGTGTTGGTGGCCTGTGAGGAGTCGCAGGAAGTCTGCAAAGCGTTCCGGGCGCTGGGGCATGAGGCGTACAGCTGCGACATTGAGCCGTGCAGCGGGGGGGCATCCGGAGTGGCATCTGAGATGTGACGCACTAGAGTTGCTGAAAATACAGTGGGATATGATTCTGGCGTTTCCGCCCTGTACATACTTGTCAAACGATGGTGCTAAGCACCTGTTTCGCGGCGGCATCCTCAATCAGGAGCGATACCAGAAAGGTTTGGAGGCAAAGGAGTTTTTTCTGAAATTTCTGGACGCGGACTGCCCGAAAATCTGTGTTGAAAATCCAGTATCAAGCAGAATTTATGAAATGCCGCCGCACAGCCAGGAGGTGCAGCCCTGGATGTTCGGGCATCCCGCCCAGAAGAAAACAAGACTGTGGTTAAAAGGTTTGCCGCTTTTGGAACCGACAGACATCGTAGACCCGGAGTGCGGATGCCATGAAGCTGGTACATGGTTTATGAAAGGCGGCAAAGGCCGGCAGAAAAACAGGGCCAAGACCTTTCCGGGCTTGGCAAAGGCGATGGCCCAACAATGGGGAGGTATATGTGTTGGATGATATTAAATTAGCCCTGCTTCGCCTCGCCTGGAACGCCCGCGCGCCGATTCTGAGCGCGGAGGAATTGCAGAGATTGGAGGTCAAGCCATGACGCGGGAAGAAGCGATTGAGTGCCTGAAAACTATACAGCGGTGGACTCCGGACTGGGATGACCGGGAAGATGGGCTGTCTTATTGGGATGCTATTGATATGGCCCTCTCCGCCCTCCGCCCCGTCAGCCGGGAGCAGGTGGAGCGGCTGTGGCCGGGGTGTGACCGTTGCAAAGCAGCTGATACAGCAATCGCATGGGAGCGGTGGGGACACCAATACTGTTCTAAATGTGGTCGCCCTCTCACCCCAGAGGCGTGGGAGGAACTGAGAAAGAGACTGGAGGCGCTAAACAATGACAAAAAATGAATTTATAGCCCTAATTGGGCAAGACGTAGTTGTAGACTATCCATTTGGCCGAGAACTCCAGCGGTGGAGCATGAAAAACTTTTATATCGATGGAAATGGCGAAGTCAAACATAATCGTCTCACGCTTATTATGGATGCTTTTATTGCCAACGCAAGAAATCCCCACAAAGGGAAGCCCACGCATGGTTAAGGAGGCGCTGAACGATGGCAAGGGCGATTGATGGAGAGTTGCTCGAACTGGAGATTGCAAATATTGCAAATAAACTGGCAAAATCCGATGCACAAAAGGCATTGATGGGACGGGTAATGTACTGCGTTGAGCATATGCCCACCCTCACCCCGCAGAACGAGCCGCTGACGCAGGCAGACCTTGATAGCATGGACTATGACAAGGTATGGATTGACTATGGGGACGACGGTGAGTGGGCGCTGGTGGTAAACGGTCGAATCTATTGCCTGGCAGTACTAGAGGGCGCCGGGTTCGAGGACATCTTGCGGGAGGAGCTGGGCGGTGAGACCCTGGATCGCCCCAGTGGAGATTACACCGTGTACCGCCGCCCGACGGAGGTATCGCCATGAGACACCAATACACCCGCGCAGAGCTGGAATCCATCACCCAGGAGACGGCAATCTACATTGAGGGCGCAGGGATAGCCCAGCTCCAATGGGGCGGCCTGGAGATTGCAGAAGGGTGCAGGGATGGATATCTGTACTGCAAGCACATCAAGCCGTTTAGCCTGGAGCTGTACGGCCAATACTGGACGGCCTTTGACGGGCCGCCGGAGGAGGGGTGAGCATGGAGAGACTGACATACTGGTGTGACAATGGGCATGGTGGTGGAAAATGGTTTGTAGCTATCGATGCCGAAGGAAGAGAAGATTACGGGCCGCACGTTGACCGCCTCGCAGCCTATGAGGAGACTGGCTTGGAGCCGGGGGAAATCGAACAGCTCAAAGGTGAAGCATTTGGTCTGAGAGTGGACAAGCAAGAGCTGGAGCAATATCGTGCTCTCGGCCCCATTGACCGCCTCCGCGAACTGGCCCAGGCGGACAAAGACGGAAAAATAAAAGCGTACATCGTGGATAGCTTTTATTGCGATATCTGCCAGAAACGGCACGCCAGAACAAAAGAAATTGAGGTCTATTTAACCCGCAACGCTGCCGAGGTCGCACTTTCAGAAAGAAGGTAGTTTATGCCAAGCAAAAAAGAGAATGGACGGTATAAGCATGGAGGAACGGGCACCAAATTATATGAAGTTTGGTGTTCAATGCGGGCAAGGTGCAATAGAAAAACTGATAAAAGATATGACCATTATGGAGGGCGTGGCATTTCCGTTTGTGAAGAGTGGAGTGATTTTGTAGCATTTAGAAATTGGGCGCTCAAAAACGGATATCAGGAAGGCTTAACAATCGATAGGATAGATAACGATGGCCCATATTCTCCAGAGAATTGTCGCTGGACAACAAAGAAAGTACAAAACAATAATCAATCTACCACAACCATCATTAAAGTTGGAGATGTTGAAAAGCCACTACATATTTGGGCGGATTTTATTGGCATACCGCCAGAGGCATTAAGACGACGGCTTTATGACGGATGGAACGTCGAAAGAGCGTTGTTTGAAAAGATAGATACAACCAAATGCCCTAAAAAATATAGAGCCGCACTACGGAGGGAGCAGGATGGCTGATATCCTTACAATTATAGCCGCGGTGGAGTGGATGGCGCTTGGCCTGCTTGCCCTGTGGAAGCTCAAGGGGTGGAATCGAAAGATGGAAGAGTTATACGAAGACATGAAGAAACAGTGGGAGGCGGAGGAATGAAGGAGTACATCGAGAAGGCGGATGCTATCAATCTGCTATGGCTTTTCGCAGACGAATCATGTGCCTCTGTTGTTTCGGACTTTGAGGGGCTCCCCGCCGCCGACGTTGCGGAGGTGCGGTACGCTTTCTGGTCAGATTATGGTTCTGGGGTATGCTGTACAAACTGTGGGGTTTCTTTATTCCATCAAGACGAAAATAACAACTGGGGCATTGAGCCAAGTAAATTTATGTTTTGCCCTTCGTGCGGCGCTCTCATGGACGAGGAGGCCGATCATGAGACTAGTTGATGCGGATAATGCACGAGAGTGCTTTGGTGGTGATGGGGTGACTGGAGCTGTCATGCAGCGGATGTTTGATAGCCTACCCACCATCGACGCTGTGCCTGTGGTCAGGAGGCCGGTTCCGGGATATGAGGGGTATTATGAAGTGGACAATCTTGGAAGAGTGTTTAGCGTTGACAGAATTATTCATGTAAATGACAATGGGAGAATTTATGATAAGCCAGTACATGGGGCAGTATTAAAACAAACAAATCATTCCAGAGGGTATAAAACAGTCCCGTTAACGAAAAACGGGAAGACAAAGCAGGAATATGTCCACCGTATTGTTGCCTCTGCATTTATTCCAAACCCGGACAATCTTCCGGCAGTAAACCACAAAGACGAAGACAAAACAAATAATTTTGTTGAAAATTTGGAATGGTGTACAGTTGCATATAACAACAATTATGGGGGAAAAACCAAGAAGCAAGCGGAAAAAATTAGAGGAATATCGCATAACGAAGCCCACCGGGAAAAAATATCAAGTTCGTTAAAACAGTATTATAAGACACATATTTCTGCAAGTGCTGGTAGGGAAAGCGAGAAAAGAAAGCCAATTTTTCAGTTTGATTTAGATGGGAATTTTATAAGAGAATATTCGTCTGTTCATGAAGCATCTAGCGGAATTATTTCACGGAGAAGAAATATAACAGCAGTCTGTAACGGGAAAAGAAAAAGTGCCTATGGCTATATTTGGCGTTGGGGCCAGCGAAAGGAGGCCGACCATGGCTAATCTGATGTTTGCTGATGCAGAGTGCCCTAACTGCGGCAGAAACTGCGGAAATGGAGGACGCGGAGATATCTTCTACTGCCCCTCCTGTGGCTGGAAGGGAAAAATCAAGGGTGCCGAAAATGACATGAAGTTTATCGAGGAATATATTCGGTTTTGCATCGAACGTGACAAGGAGGCCAACCTAGACGAAGCCATCGAAAAGTACCTGAAAATCAAGGAGGAGGACAACAAGTGAATAAACCAAGAATTGCGCAGGTGCTGGGTGTTGAGGTAGGCGAAGAATTTACATACGATTTCGGCGCAAATCAGGTAAATAGAGGCGCCTTCAAGATTGGAGCAGACGGGAAGCGATATTATAAGACGGGAGATCTCTGGAACCCTTGCTACAATGAGGATGATTTGGCTGTAATTATCAACCACCCCGACCGCATCATCCGCAAGCCCCGCTGGACGGAGCAGGAGGTGGAGAGGGCGAAGGCTATCAAAGTGCTATATCCAGTTGTTAAAACATTGGCATACGTTGATATAGTGGGACAGACATTTTACATGTATGATGACGAAGACAACTATAAGGGCAGTCTTGATAACCTTGATGAAACGTTTCCTACGCTGAGGAGCATAAGGCGGGCCACATTGGACGAGATCATCGGAGGTGCCCAATGACCAGAGAAATCCTTTTCAAAGCCAAGCGGCTGGATAATGGCGAGTGGGTGAAAGGAAGCTTGATTTCGTTTGCAGATGGAGGGCGATCGATTTTACCATCTGAGAGTGCTGTGCTTTACAAGAAGGGCGAGTCTCTTTTTTCTACTGTAAATTGCCTTGAGGTCGACCCTTCCACGCTCTGCCAGTACACCGGCCTGACCGACAAGAACGGGAGGAAAGTGTTTGTTGGGGACATTGTAAAATGCAGCCGTGGTTGCACCCATGAGGTGGTATGGGTTCAGGAACACGGCGGAACCTTTATCGGAGGAATGCCAGCTGGACTGGTGAGGAAGAAATCATCGGCTCCATCCACGACGGGGAGGGCGGACAGTGTGAGTGAGTGGATTAGCGTCAAGGACAGGCTGCCGGAAAGTCAAGCGGATGTCCTTGTGGTGGCGTTTTGGCATGAACGCTGGCAGACCATGATGGGCTGGCATAGTGACATGGGAAAGAAGTGGCGTGTCATTACACCACACGGAGAAAGAGAGCCGGGCGGTGTCACCCACTGGATGCCCCTCCCAGACCCGCCGAAGGAGGGATAGCCCTTGAACGAGTTCCCGGAGAGGCTGCGACGGTTAAGAGAAGAGAAAAGACCAGTCAAAAGCATGGTGACGGTTTCGGAGTTATGCGGGCTACCGAGTGGTGCGGTAAGAAAGTATGAGCGTGGGGAGGCGCGTCCTAATATGACAGCCTTGATTGCATTGGCCGACTACTATGAGGTAAGTTTGGACTACTTAACAGGGCGAACAAATTTCAGGTAAAATTTTTTAAATTGTCCTTTTTTGGACAGCAAAGAAAGAGTCTTACTTTAAAATGGGAGTGTGGGAGCGTATACCCCTGCGCTCCCATTCTCTTTCATTCCCCTTCCTCCTTCACACGGATGGGGTGGCGTCGGTGCATCTGCCGCCACCCCCTCTGTGTGCAATATGCCGCCGGTCGAACACCACCCCACTATTCGGGGCATGAGGGGTCGCACCCTTCGGGCGGCGAATGACGGTGGAAAGACACTACACCAGACTGCCGGAGCGTCTAGGCGCTGGGAAGAGTAAGACGCGAGCCGCCTGTCATGGAGGCGGAAGCGGTGGCAGCTATGACCTGCCCCGGCGCTATCCCGCTGAAAACTGCCCTGCGAGTGGCTAATCATGATGTCGCCGCCGAGACCAGGGTGTGTCAATCTAAGCGAGACGGCGCAAATATGCCATCTTAGCTCAACTGGTAGAGCAACCGTCTTGTAATCGGTAGGTTGGAGGTTCGATTCCTCCCGGCGGCTCCAGAGATGCCCGGTGTATGCCGGACAAAGCATCATCTTGTGGTGGTGCTTTATATGCCGAGTGCAGCAGCAGAAGCGAAAGCGGCGGCCATGGACAACGCCGTGGACGTGTGGCGGCTCAATACCGCCTCTCGGCTCCAAACGCAGATGGAAAGCAAAAGAGGCACTGCGCGATTAAATTAAATGCCAATGGGCGGCTGGATAACCTACTGTCCGCCATATGCCGCTCCTCGCCGCTTGAGGCGGGCGGTGGCACCACAAGCGCACGAGCTGGAGAGGGCAAAAAAGCCGCCCCAGGAGGGGCGGCAGGATTAGCTCAGAATTTCTTTCAGCTTGTCCAAATTCCCGGCATTGGGGCTGACCTTGCCGCTCTCCCAGCGGGATATCACGGCCTGGTTAACGTCCATCGCATCCGCAAGCTGGGCTTGAGTCAAGCCTTTGGCCTTCCTAGCGGCGGCAATATCAAACTCGACAGACGCAAGCGGGCGCTTGCCTTTACCGGCAAAATAGCCTAACTGCCAAGACCCCTGCATTTCAAGGGGCTGGAACTTTTCAGACCCTCCCTCCACGGGCGGGTCAATGCTGGTGATCTCGCAAAGCGCCTCGGCAACCTGACGGTCGAGATCCCCCTTAAGGAGGCCAAGCCGGTGAGCGTCGGAAATGACTCTGGCGAGTGCTGTATACGGGCGCTGAGCGGCAAGGGTGAGATCCCCTCCGATCTCCTGCGGATATGCCACCGCATTGAGCCGGCCGAACACCCAGCCGAACACGTATGCTTCTCTGTTTGTCATTAGCAACCGACCTCCTTGAAATAACGGTATTCCATTTCGTCATAAACATTGACCTTGATCTCAACCTTGCTGTCAGGATACTGGGAGGCATAACGAGCGGCACAATCCTCGGCGCCCCTCTTGTCGTCCATATAAGCACCCATCATCCAGCCGTCTTTGCAGACACAGTATTCATAGTGTTTCATGAGTTTACCTCCTATGTTGTACTCTTTACTTTTTATGACTCAATTATATCATAAAATATGATTTTGTCAATACATATTCGGAAAATATTTGCCGCCCCGCAGTTGCAGGAGACGGGGGAGGCTATCAACCCACACGGGTGTATCGCTTAACAGGCTGTGACGGCTGGCCGTATACGAGCCAGAGCTCGACAGTAGGCGGCGATGGTGTACTCCCTTTAGGGCCATATATATAACCCCTACGGGGTTAATATATTGGCCCTCAAAGGGAGTGGGCGTTTGACATGATTTAGACTCTACTTAGGCGAGAGGTGGTGAGCCCGTTATGCTAAATTTTGAAAATTTAGACAAGACTGTATTTGCGGGGATTCCACCATACGGTATCCCGGAGATTCAGTCAGAACATATCGATATCCGGCATCTGGAATGGATACCGTTCAATTACGCCAAGACAGCCAAAAACCGGAAAAGTAAAGGCATCCACTTTTATTTGGATGATTACCAGTTCAACAGACTTTGGAACCGGCCAGATGACTACATCTCGTTGCTATCTGCTTTTGGGGCAGTATGTACACCGGATTTCTCGCAGTATACCGATATGCCAGTTGCCATGCGCATTTATAACCACTACCGAAAGCACTGGATGGGCGCATATTGGCAGATGCACGGTATCCGTGTGATACCAACAATCTGTTGGAGCACACCGGATAGTTTTGACTGGTGCTTTGACGGAGAACCACGCAATGCAATCATTAGTATTTCCAGTGTCGGGACACAGGCGAGGCCAGAAACGCAAGAAGCCTTCGCCGTTGGGTGTAGGCGGGCTATTGAGGTGCTGAAACCATCTGAAATTCTATGGTATGGGCAATGCCCGGAAGAGTTTGACTGGAATGTGGTACGAATAAAACCTCACTATGAGGACGTTGTCGGGAGGCGAAAGAATGGGCGGAAGAGGTAGCGCTGGAGGCGACAGAGGGAAGATTGCATCATTCCCCAAACTTGTCGGCAGCGAAAAGCAGATAGCGTGGGCAACAGATATTAGGAACCAGGCATATACAAACTTGGATACGATTGAACGAAACGCAAGGAAAGTATTCACTGACGGCGGGAGAATGGATACAGGTATTTCAGTGAAATCTGTTGAAACTGTTCGCCGAGAAATTACTTATGTTTTCCAGAACCAAGCCAATGCGAAAACGCTTATCGATTCAAGAGGTACGTTTTCTTTTGGCACTCTTGACCGGATGGTTAGAGAAGAAGAAAGAACAGGATTCATATCAGAGGCGCAGAAGAAAAGAAGAAAAAGGTAAGACGAGGTGGTGATTTGTGCCTGCACGGCTCACGGATAAGCAGCAACGGTTTGTTGCGGAATATTTGGTAGATTTAAACGCAACGCAGGCGGCAATCCGGGCCGGATATAGCGCAAAAAACGCGGATAAGATAGGGAGCCAGTTACTAGGCAAAACTAGAGTTTCTGAGGCAATACAAGCAGGGAAAACAGCTAGAATCGAGAGAACAGAGATTACACAGGATTATGTGTTAAGAAAGCTCAAAGAGATAGCTGATTGCCCCGCATCAGACGCACAGGACAGTGATTTGAAATACTCCAGCAAAATAAAAGCACTTGAACTGTTAGGGAAACATGTGGGAGCGTTCGATGGAAAGGCGAACGGAGATGGAGATACGGAGGTTAAGGTGGTCATAGATGTCTGAGATTCGTTTATCGTCCGTCCTTGGACCTGCATTCCACCTACTGGCTCGTGACGTATTCCAACACGGACACACACACTATGATTTGTCTGGTGGCCGAGGCTCGCTTAAATCTTCCTGCGTTTCCCTGCTGGTGCCGCTTATCTTGCTGACCAATTCAAACACCCACGCCTTGGTACTTCGCAAAGTGGCGAACACCATCCGGGACAGCGTGTATGCACAATATCTATGGGCAATCGGAGAATTGGGTATGGCGGCGTACTGGGACGCTAAGGTTCAACCTATGGAGCTGATTTATAAGCCAACTGGGCAGAAAATCATGTTCCGGGGCGCTGATGACCCCATGAAAATAAAGTCCATTAAGGTTCCGTTCGGATATATCGCTGTAACACACTTTGAAGAAAAAGATCAGTTTTCCGGTCGGGCGGAGATTCGAACCATTTTACAATCTACCATGCGCGGCGGGTCGAAGTTCTGGAACTTTGAGAGCTACAATCCACCCATAAGCCGGGACAACTGGGCCAATAAGGATAGCTTGGAGGAAAGAGCAGACAGGCTGTGCCACAAGAGTACATACTTGGAAGCCCCACCGGGGTGGTTGGGGGCGCAGTTCCTAGCAGAAGCTGAACACTTGAAGACCACGGACGAGAGGGCCTATCGCCATGAATACTTGGGCGAAGCTGTCGGCACCGGCGGGAATGTATTTGAGAATCTGGAGTTGAGGGAAATCACGGACGAAGAGTTCGCTTCCTTTGACCGTATCTATCAAGGTGCGGACTGGGGCTGGTTCCCGGACCCATTTGCCTTTATCCGACTCCACTATGACCGGGCTCGAGAGACAATATACCTAATGGACGAGATATACCAAAATAAGCTGACCAACGAGGCGAGCGCAAAGTTGATCCTATCCAAAGGATACAAGGATGCTTACATTACCTGCGACAGCGCCGAGCCGAAGTCAGCGGCGGACTACCGGGCAATGGGGCTTCCGGCCAAGGAAGCAATCAAAGGCCCTGGAAGCGTGGAATATGGCATGAAGTGGCTCCAGCGGAGGAAGATTGTTATTGACCGCCGGAGGACACCAAACGCATATAACGAGTTTGTGAATTATGAGTATGAGCGAAATAAGGATGGAGAAATCATCAGCGGTTATCCTGATGAGAATAACCACCTGATTGACGCTACACGGTACGCTTTGGAACGAATATTCCGCAGGATGGGAGTAACAGCATGATGGAATGGAAAGATGCGATTAAGATAGTTGCGCTGATAGTGTTTGTCGCCGTACTTGCATTCTTAATAAAGTTACTTTTCTGGAAATTGGTGTTGGGGTAATAGCATGAACATTACCGAAAAACTAAAACAGCTCGGTTACTCCACCGTGCCAGAGGAGTTTTACCGCAAAGTACAGGAGTGGAAATCTTGGTATGTGGGCGACGTGAAGGGCTTCCACAGGTACAAGGTCAGAAACGGCACGAGCATGGTCAAATGCAAGCGCTTCACGCTTAACATGGGCAAGAAGATCCCGGAAGATTGGGCAAACCTTCTGATGAACGAGAAGGTGGAGATTACCATTGAGGGCCAGAGGGAACAGGAATTTGTTGACCATGTGCTCAAAGAAAACAACTTTCTGGTCAAGTCAAATGAAATGCAGGAGAAGGCATTCGCGCTCGGGACGGTGGCGTTTATTCCCCGTGTAGTGGGAATGAAGGCCACGGAAGAAGGCCCTGTTCCTGGTAGCGCTGACGGAATTGTGATGGATTATGTGACAGTAGAGCATATATGGCCGCTGGCGTGGCAGAACGGAATCATTACGGAGTGCGCCTTTGACAGCATCGTGACCGTCAACGGTGAGGATTATTGTTACCTCCAAATTCACCACAAAGTAGATGGCTTATACGATATTGAGAATCGCATCTATCATTACCGCAATAACAATGTGGATGCAGAACTGTCTTTGGCCGACATTCCAGGGTTTGAGGCAGTCCCTCCTGTGGTACATACCGGATCAGATCAGAGGCAGTTTGTTATTGACAGGCCTAATATTGCCAACAATTTTGACGATTCTCCGCTGGGGGTTTCTGTCTATGCAAACGCCATCGATGTTCTCAAAGGCGTAGATGTGGCCTATGATAGCTACGTCAATGAGTTCGTCCTTGGAAAAAAGCGCATCATGGTCAAGCCGTCTGCAACCAAAGACCTCGACGGAGAGCCATTTTTTGACCCGGACGACTTGGCTTACTATGTACTCCCGGAGGATGTAAGTGACGGTGCGGTCATCACGCCCATCGACATGACACTACGTACCCAGGAGCACAACACGGGCATCCAAGACCAACTGAATCTACTGTCCAGCAAGTGTGGCTTTGGAGAAAACCATTACCGCTTCGACCAGGGGAACATTACCACAGCCACCCAGGTCATCAGTGAAAACAGCACCATGTTCCGTACCATCAAGAAGCATGAAATCATTTTGGAACAGGCCATTACAGAGCTGTGTCATATCATTCTTCGGCTCGGTAATGCAGCCATGAACGCCGGTTTGGACGAAGAAGCTAAAGTGACTATTGATTTTGATGATTCCATTATTGAGGACAAGACCACGGAGCGAAATAATGACCGGCAGGACCTTGCGGCGGGCATTATGAACGACTGGGAGTACCGCATGAAGTGGTACAACGAGGACGAGGCTACGGCTAAGAAAATGCTGCCGAAGATGGAGGACATGACAACGGAAGGGGAGAACGAGATTGAATGAAATACCCATTCTCTCCCGAAGTTCTGGACTCTCTTCCAGAAGAATTGGCCGAGCTATACCGCAGTCTGGAAGCGACGCTCCTGGAGGGAATATGTTCTCGCCTGAAATTATCCGGCGAGCTGAACGAGGTCACGGTGCAGGATATACGGGCACTCCGCTCCCATGGCATTGACCTAAAGGGCATAGAAAAGGCCATCCAGAGCACCGCAAACATCAGCCAGCGGGACTTGCAAAAACTCTTGGACGACGTGGCGGAGCGGAACCAGCGGTACTACCAGGAGGTTATGGACATTGCGGGTGTAACGGCACCGGAAACACTGGTTAGCATCGAGGACACATGGGCTATCTACGAGCAGACCAAACAGACATTCCATAACATGACCGGATCTATGGGCTTTCTGGTGGACAACGGGCGGACGATGCTTCCCACGGCCAGGGCCTATCAATGGGCGCTGGATAACGCTGAAATGCAGATCACGAGCGGGGCCATCTCTTACAATCAGGCCATCAAAAGCGCCGTCAAACAGCTTGCGGATAGTGGTATCAAGATCGTGGATTATGAGAGCGGACACCGAGACCAAATCGACGTGGCAGCCCGCAGGGCGGTGATGACAGGCGTATCCCAGATCTGTGCCAAGTACACGGAGCAGAGTGCAGAGTATCTGGAAACACCTTATTTTGAAGTGTCCGCCCACATCGGGGCTCGGGACAAGGGTGTTGGCTGGCAAAACCACAAGGCATGGCAGGGCCGGGTGTACTCCGTAAGGACCAGGGACAAGTATCCGAGCATTTATGAGGTGTGCGGGCTTGGCTATGTGGACGGCTTGGAGGGTGCAAACTGCCGTCATATCAGGACTGCCTTTGCGGATTGTGTGATGGAGCGAACATATACCGACGAAGAACTTGCTCACATAGACGATGGGCACGACGTGGATTTTGAGGGAAAGCACTACACAGCTTATGAGGCCACACAGAAACAGCGGCAGGTTGAGCGAACTATCCGCAAACTGAAGCGAGAACAGACCGCATACAAGGCCGCAGGACTGACGGAGAACTACCAGGCGGTGACTGCCCGTATCCGGAGACTGAATCAGGAATACAAGGCGTTCAGCGAGGCGGCGGGGCTACCGTTACAAAGAGAAAGAATGCAGGTTCAATATCCGGAAGAGCTAACCAGCATAAAACAATTTTCCGGGCTGGAATCATATCAAGGGAATATAAAAATTGTCGGTAAATTCTCTTCCAGACAATATCAGGTGCAGCTTGACCCGCCGCAGATTAGCGGCGTGACAGACCACTTTGCAAACAACCTTACGATGAAACCGGATAGATCTGCATTGACGATTGAATCGTCGCAGAGTATCATAAATAACAGCAGGTTAGTTTTGTATCAGACTGACCGGAATACATTGAAATTCTTGGCAGATAGCGGTTATGTAGTTTTAAGCGTTGACGGGAAGATTGTAACAGCGGTCCCGGAAAAGCTAAGAAAGAAGTATCGGGACTATTTGGAGGGGAAATGATATGGCGAAAAATCACAATGATAAATGCGTTTGCCCTCTTTTTGGGCGAGAAATCCTATATGGAGAGTGCTATGAGGTCCAAGAAGTTCGGGAGGACGAGATGGACATGGAGCTTGCAATAGAGCCGTTTGACGTAGATAAAGCAAATGAAGTCTGCGAGAAGTGCAAGTGGTATGTTGTGGAGGGCAGCGCGTGATAAAAGAAATTAACGGGAAAACATGGTATTGCTGCCCGTACTGCGGGAAAGCTCTTTTCCCGGTTCGACCGGATACCAAAGTAGAGCACATGCCGTTTCGATGCAAGGCATGTAAGCACGACATGGAAGTAAATATCGCATAGAGCCAAGAGCCTGTGAGCCAAGAGCCATCAGTTTCCGAGGATTCCTCGGTGGTTGATGGCTCTTTTTGTTTTGCCGAGAGGCGTAAAACCGCAGGGCGACGGCCCTGACAATAAACGGAGGTAACTACTATGAGCGAACCTATCAATAATCCTACCCAGGCCCCTGCGCCGGAGCCCGCCCCTGCGAAGACCTTCACGCAGGAGGAAGTGGATGCCATGATCGGCAAGCGGCTTGCGAAAGCCATGAAGGGTATGCCCAGCGAAGAAGAGCTGACCGCCTACCGCACCTGGAAGGACGGGCAGGCCGGAGAGAAAGAACGCTGGGACAAGCTGACTGGCGAGAGGGATACTCTCTCCGGAAAGCTGACAACCGCAGAAGCGGAGAGAGACCAGTTGAAGCGTGAGTTGTATGTCCTGAAAAAGGGCTTGACCGGCGAGGAGGCGGAGTTCATCGCCTTCAAGGCAGGGAAGATGGTGGACGACAAGACCACCTTTGAGCAGGCCGTGGACGCGCTCACCGCCGACCGCAAGAAGACTTCCTTTGACTGGACTGCTCCAGTGGGCGGAGGGAAGCAAAAAACAGGAGAAAACGATGTAATGAACGCCCTGATCCGGGGCGCACTGAAATGAAAGGAGAACATAAATGGCAGTTGACATTATCGATAGAAGCAAACTTTCTGGGCTTATCCCTGAGCCCGTAACCCGTGAAATTATCCAGGGGGCCGTAACAGAGTCCGCTGTGCTGCGGATGGCCCGCCGACTGCCCAACATGACCAGTAAGACGCAGACCCTCAATGTGCTGGATGCACTGCCTACCGCCTATTTTGTAAACGGTGAAGCTACTACCGGAGCAGCCGACTCTAAGGCATCCCTCAAAAAGACCACCAACATGGCGTGGGACAAGAAGAAAATCTACGCCGAGGAAATCGCCGTCATCGTCCCCATTCCTGAAGCGGTGTTGGATGATAGCGATTACGATATCTGGGGCGAGGTGCGGCCCCGTCTTCAGGAGGCATTCGGAAAGGTCATCGACGCCGCTATTCTGTACGGCACGGACAAGCCGACTTCTTGGCGTGATGGCCTTGTCCCTTCGGCCACTACCGCGAGCGCTGTTGTGACCGCTACCAGCGATATTTTCAAGGACATCATGGGTGAGGGTGGCGTGATTGCCAAGGTGGAGGAGAGCGGTTATATCCCCAACGGCGTGATGGCTGCCATTCAGATGCGCGCCAAGCTGCGCGGCCTTGTGGACAAGAACGGCCAGCCCATTTTCAAGACCGATATGCAGGGAGATACCCGCTACGCGCTGGACGGCATGAGCATGTACTTCCCCGTGAACGGCGCTTACGACCCGGATGAATCTTTGGCTATCGTGGGTGACTGGAGCCAGTTGGTCTATGCCATCCGACAGGACATGACCTTTAAGATTTTCGATAGCGGCGTGGTGCAAGATCCCACCACTGGCAATATCCTTTATAACCTGATGCAGAACGACATGGTGGCCCTCCGCGCCGTCATGCGGCTGGGCTGGGAGATTCCCAACCCCATCAACGCCTTCAACGTCGGCAATGAGAACGCCTTCCCTTTTGCTGTTTACGCACCGGCGGGGGGTTAATAGGGTCTGACACTTTAACGCTATTCCCCAGCGGTCAGGCCCTATTGGGGAAACAGGTTTCCGAGCTTGTGGGTGATGACCTGAAGGTTTATGAGAGTGGCGCTGTAACGAGCACATTTCATTATGTGACCAACTACACCGAGTTCAGCGACGCCCCGGACGAGCAGAGCGGGTATTATTTCCCATTTCACCTGACAAAGACCGGGACAAAGATGACCTTCAAGAAAAATGGCTCTCCTACAAAGGAAGACATCCTGTTTGACGCGGACATTGTCTTCCGGGTGACCAAGGATGATACCTTCGAGGTGCTTGTTGATGATTCCAGCGTAGTGAAATTTAGTTTCACTGGGGCGACGTTTGAGCCGCAGGCTAAGACGAAAGCCCGTGCGAAGAAGTAAGGGGGCGGCCTGATGGCTTACGCAGATTATGAGTATTACACTGCTGCGTATCTAGGCACGGCTATCCAAATGGCTGACTTCCCTCGTTTGTCCCTGCGTGCAAGTTCCTTTCTGGACTACTACACGCAGGGCCGGGCGGCTCAAAACAAAGAGCTGGACGCAGTAAAGATGGCTTGCTGCGCCGTGGCAGAACAGTACCAGAGCATCGACCTTGCCCAGCAAGCGGCCCTGAATGCCCTTAAAAACTCCGCAAATGCTGGAGAGACTGGAGAGTTGCAAAGCCAGAGTGTGGGTAGCTGGTCCAAGACCTACCGAAGCGGCGGTGAAAGTGCCCAGCAGGCCGCGACAGCGGCGCAGTCGGCACAAACACATCTTGCATCTGTTGCAGCGCAGTATTTGGTCGGTACGGGCCTTCTATACCGTGGAAGGGGGTGCGGCTATGGACATGTTCCCCCATGTTGTGACGGTCTATAACACCTACGTTGAGACGGACCATTCCACCTTTGAGGAGACCACAGTGAACCACATCACTGTCCTACGGGGAGTCCTTCTGGATGCCTCTAAGGGTTCCAATGTAACCAAGAGCGGGCTGGAAAGCGCGGATGCAGTCAACCTGTACATTCCATTTTCGGTTGAGGCGTTGGACGGTGTGACAGGCATCCAAAGAAGGTATGTCGGGCCAGTCGAGTTCTGGAAAGCAGATGATAAAAGCGACCTATGGACGCTCTCTGTGGCCCGTGATAGTTTTTTCATCAAGGGTGAGGCTATACACCCGGAATGGACGGCACAGACCATAGAGGCCGACTACGACGGTGTGTACGATATTACTAAAGTCGATGAAAAGGACTTCGGCGGTGAAATGGCTCACTGGGAAGTTGGTGGGGTTTAATGCTGAAATTCAGTTTCCGCGCCGAAGGGCTGGAGGCAATCAGGGGCAAGTTGGATGAGGAGTGCACCAAAGCGGAGCATACTGTGGCACTCCAGGTGCGGAAGGACACATCACCATATGTTCCGATGCTTACCGGATCATTGGACAAACGGACGCGGGTAGATGGTTCAGAAGTGATTTACCCAGGCCCATATGCACGCTACTTATATTTTGGAAAACTAATGGTAGACCCGGCTACAGGTAGCAGTTATGCATCAAAGGGCACAACAAAGGTCTTGACTGACAAAAACCTTGTATTTAATACAGCATCACATGCGCAGGCACAATCCCATTGGTTCGAAGCCAGCAAGGCCGAAAACCTTGAAAAGTGGGTCCGTGTGGCGGATAAGGCGGTGAAGTGTGAACTCTAATAATGAAAAGCCTCGCATGTTGGTGGCAGCCGAGGAAGTAGATAAAATCTCTCGTTCTATGTCTATTTGGGTCAATACTTTCCCGGAAAGCCCGGTATCGTTGATCCGGTACGAGTTTTTAAACATTGACAAAAAAACAGGCGACGAAACAGCTATGGCTCTCTCCACCATCCAGGGCACCTATATAACAAAGCGCTTCATCCTGGGTGGATACCAAGCGGAGTACCAATTCAAACTGATCTATCGCATAAAGCCTGGTGAGAGCAACGACAAGCGCCTGGAGGCTGACGAGCTACTGAACCACTTCGGTGACTGGGCAAGAAAAAATCTTCCTGATTTGGGAGACGAGATTCGGGCGCTCCGAGTGGAGCCCACCACACAATCCTCCAAATTTGCCGCTTATGAGGGTGGCTATGAAGATTACCAGATTTTGATGAAACTGACATATGAAGTTGGCGTTTGAAAGGAGAAAAACAATGCCTGAGTCTGATTTGACTTTTAATACTACGCCGGGCCAGACCGTAGGCCGTGAAATGTTAATTGCTTACCTAAACACTGGAGAGAGCTCTACGCCTACGTGGTCTCCCATCGGTAAGCGTGTAGAGGACAGTTCAGCCGAATACGACTGGCAAACAGAAACCAAAGTTGATATTTTTGGAAATACCTATACCAACGGGAAGAAACCAACCATTACACAAACCTTTGACCCATGTGAGTTGGATGCAGATGACGCAGCACAGGAAAAAATCTGGAACCTTGCTATCAAAGATCAGAACGTGAACGCTTTGATGAATCAAGATATGCTTATTGTCCATCTGTATGCGGGGACGGCCGGAACAGCGGTATTTGCTGAAAGATACTCCTCATGCTCTATTTTGCCGTCCGGGCTCGGTGGTGAAGGCGGTGGCACAATTGGGATGCCAATTGATGTTACATATGGCGGCACTAGAACTGTTGGTACAGCATCGATTAGTGGTGGAACTGTGAAATTCACACCGGGAACCGTGGAGGTTTAACTTATGAAGGAACTGAATTTTGACTCCGGCCTTGTTACATATTCTTTGAATGGCAAGTGCGAGGTGTCGTTCAACCCCACTGACAGCAACTTCGTTGAGCGGCTGTACTCCGCTTTTGAGGATCTGGACAAGAAGCAGGAGAGCTACAAAGCACAGATCGAGAAGATGGTGGACAAGAAGGAAATCTTCGAGTTTGCCAAAGAGCGGGACGCTGAAATGCGCGGCATTATTGACGGCGTGTTCGAGGCCCCTGTGAGCGAGTCTGTCTTCGGCGGCATGAATGTCTATGCCATTGCCAACGGCCTCCCTGTCTGGTGCAACTTGATGATGGCGGTCATGGATGAGATTGATACCACTTTCACCAGAGAGCAGAAGCTTACTAACCCGCGCATCAGCAAGTACACAGCGAAATACCAGAAGTATCAGAAGAAGTAACCAAAGGAGCACGTCATGAGCTATGGACTTCCAAAAAGCGTGGATATAGACGGGCAGGAGTTTGCTATCCGCTATGATTATCGGGTTATCCTCGACATTTTCGAGGCCATGAACGACCCCGATTCCAGCGAGGAAGACCGGGCCCTTGACGTGCTCCAAATCTTCTATGTGGATTTTGACGAGCTGACCGACTATGACGCGGCCATGAAAGAGGTTTTTCGATTCATCAACGGCGGCGAGGAGCCACGGGAGCAGAAAGGCCCCCACCTTGTGGACTGGCCTATGGACTTCCCCCGCATCATTGCCCCTATCAACCGTGTGCTGGGCTATGAAGCCCGCGCTGTGGACTACGACATCGAAACCAACACGGGCGGCATCCACTGGTGGACTATCCTCGCGGCCTATGCGGAAATAGGGGACTGCCTCTTTGCCCAGATCGTCCGCATCCGCGACAAGAAGGCAAAGGGCAAGCCGTTGGACAAGTCTGACAGGGAGTTCTACCGAAAGAACCGTGACATTATCGACATCAAGCAGACCTACAGTGAGGCGGAGAATGACCTTGTAAAGATTTGGACAGGGGGATAACCTCCGGTTAACTGCACCTTGAAAACTTCATATTGAGATAGCGGAAATTTTTTGGAAAACCTCTTGACTTTTGGCAGACAATAGTTATAATAGACTTATGGCTGACAAAAGTGAGGTGATAAAAATGTCGCCACGAACTGGTAGACCAACGGATAATCCAAAGCAGGATCGAATTACTGTCCGACTCGATAGCCAGTCCAGTAAAATTCTTCAAGCATATTGCAATCAGGAGAATGTTGAAAAGGCTGAGGCAATACGCCGTGGAGTTAAGAAGTTGGCCGACGACATAAAATAAGCAGGGCCTCCCCGCAAAGAAGAACCCCGCTTATTTTCACCGCACCCGAAGGTTTGGTAAATCCATTCTACCATGCCTTCTGGTGAAAATCAATCAGGAGGTTTCCCATGAACGAGAGAAACAGTATTCAAGAACTTCTTAATCAACTGACCAACAGCGAGCATTGGGTCAAGCGCATTGCCGCCGCCTACCTGGGCATCAAGCCCGAGCAGGTGGTTATCACGGTGAAAGGCGGTGATGCAGAATGAGCGTGGAACTCATGCGCAGAGCTATCATTGACATGATTCTTTGGACAGATGATCCGAAGAAAATGAGACATATTTATGTGCTCCTCGGAACATTGTTGAAGAGGAGAGAAGGAGAACCCGGGTATGAATGAACTAATGATTTTCAATAACCCTGAGTTTGGTAAGATTCGTACTATTGAGGAAAACGGCAATGTGCTGTTCTGTGGAAACGATGTGGCGGGAGCGCTTGGATATAAGCGACCGAAGGATGCCGTTTCTGCTCATTGCAAGGGGGCGGTGAAACGCCGCACCCTTACCAGAGGCGGAGAACAGGAGATGCTTTTCATCCCAGAGGGCGACATTTACCGTCTGGCGGCAAAGTCGGAGCTGCCGGGCGCTGAGCGGTTTGAGAGCTGGATTTTTGATGAAGTCCTACCCTCCATCCGAAAGAACGGCGGCTACATCCACGGCCAGGAAAACATGACACCGGAGGAACTGATGGCGGCGGCGCTCATCATGGCAAACAAGACCATTGAGAACCAGAAGCTGCGGCTCTCCTCCCTTACTGTGGAAAACCAGATCATGGCCCCCAAAGCGGCCTACTTCGACGAGCTGGTGGATCGGAACCTGCTGACGGGGCTTCGGGAGACAGCAAAAGAGCTGAATGTCCCACCCAAGCAGTTTGTGAGTTTCCTTTTGGCCGGAAAGTACCTGTATCGGGACAAGAAGAAAAAGCTAATGCCTTATCAGCGGCACGTTGATGCCGGACTTTTTGAACTGAAAGAGTGCTTCAACGATAAGACCCAGTGGGGTGGAACTCAGACAATGGTGACCCCGAAGGGCAGAGAAACATTCCGGCTCCTGATTGCTGGGGCCGCATAATAACACCCCCGCTATCTCGATATGAGGTAGCGGGGGCTTTTATAACTAATTAATATCTTCCCTGTGAATTGTAAAGTGCTGTTTGCTGTCTCTGGCACTTCCAAGATCGATATAAGATGTTTGAAATTCCTCCCAATCGTCTGGAAGTTCCCATACAACATGCCCGACAATTTCCATACCAGGAGAAACAGCACCAACAAATACCACCGCATCATCTACGGTGCCAACAACGACCTTCGGCAACACCTTTCGCCCATCGGCGTAAGCATTAAAGCCAATGTTTGCTACATTTTGAACATTTTCCGTTGTGTTCTTTGCAGAAAAGATTACACACAATAGCCCCTTTCCTGAATCTTCCGGCTCTATTGTGCCGAGCGATGTTTCAAGAGCGGTTGTCCATTTTATATCCACAATCGACAGGTCAAATCGGTCTGCATTTAGCGTTCCATCAATGCCGACACTGTTTTCATCTATTTTCTCGGATGGTTCTGGCTGCTGTGTCTGCTGGTTGACAAGTTCGTTTTGCGCTGGCCCATTGGAACCAGAATTTGATGGTTTAGCAGAACGTCCGCCAAAGGTAACGGCAACAGCCGCAAGAACAGCGGCAATAATTACAACGGCGAATAGAACATTGTTTTTAACACGTCTATTCCGGTTTGTTGGGTTGTTTTCTGTATCAAATGCGGCTGCCTGCGGCGTATTTGTTGCGTATTCACTCTCAACTACGAGGTGTGATCCAGATATTGCTGTGTTTACAACTTTTGTAGTGTCATCCGGCGATACGAGGATTGAAATTGAGCAGTCGATTTTACGTCCCTTTTGGAACGAAAGCGTATGTGGTCCATCTTGAGCGTATGCAGAAACGGTTGCGCCGTTTCTTAAAATACCAACCACTTTATCATCCAAAAGCACCGTGAAGTCGACAGCGCATCCCCACGGCGATTTTTCTCTTGTAATAATGATTTCCTTGTACCCTTCCAATGTAAATCTCTCCTATCAAGGTGGTGTTTAATGTGGCCGCTGACGGCTCCATCGTCATTGAAACCAATATTGACAATAAGAAAGCACAAAAAGAGCTGAATCAGCTTGCTAAGAAAATCCAATCGCTCGAAGATCAACTTACGTCCAAAAAGCAGGGAAGGTTTCCTTTAGTAGAAAACCTCAACGTTGTAAATGCGGAGTTGGAGGAGGCCAGGAAGCAGTTATCCATGCTCCAGGACGAACAGAATGCTATCAATGCCGCCATGAAACCTGGTTCGTCCGCTGATGACTATATGCGTGCCTATTCTGACAGGCCTATGGTCGATTCCAAATTGAAAAAGCAACAAGAAAAGGTTGACGCAATTGAGAAAGAGTGGAGGCAGGCTGAAAAAGCGCTTTCAGATTATGATTCCAAAATTTCTGGATTAGAAGGAAAGTTGAACCTGGCAAAAGAGGAAGCCGGAGGGCTCCAGCAGAACATGGCAAAGTCCGGCCCTGCCGCCGCCAAAATGGCAAAATCAGTAGATAGAGCGCAAAAGAGCGCAAGCAAATTTTCCTCTCGCATGCGTGAAGTTATCAGAAGTGCGCTTGTATTCACGGTCATTACACAAGGTCTTGCGAAGTTCCGTGAATGGATGGGGGAAGTCATCAAAACAAATGACGAGGCTAGAGCATCTATTGCACGCCTAAAAGGGGCTCTCCTGACACTCGCCCAACCAATGATTGAGGTCATTATACCAGCATTTACAAGTTTTGTCGATATGTTGGCCCGTATAATTTCAATGGCCGCCCGGATTACTGCTGCGCTTTTTGGTACAACAGCAGAGAAAGCTGCGGACTCCGCTGAAAATCTGTATGAGGAAACAGAAGCACTTGAAAAAACGGGTGAGGC